AGGAGTACTGGAAATGAGCTCTAATAAGAGCCCGATCAACAGGGATCTGACCACCAGGTTGTTAGCCACTGGAGCTCCCCGAACTCTTGTAATTCCCTTTCTGGAATTGTTCCGGAAATGGGTGGAGAGTTCAGGGCAGGAATGGGCAGTTGATAGGCTTAAGGCCTATAAACTTGATTTGATCCGTGAGAAAGCGGGCTTACCGCCCTCTTCTTCATGGATTCGAAAGAACCATAGGAAACAGTGTTTCCATGGTACTCTCGGCTCTATACAGAAGTGGATGAGGAAATCCTCAAGAAACTTCGGTGTAGGTATTCAAGTTGTCCAGATATACACTTCATTAATTGCAAAGGAGGTAACTCCTAAGCAAAAGAAGAAGTTTATAGATGGAGTAACTGCGCCACGACCTCAGAGCGGTTTATCTCAAGCTTTGAGATATGTCAGCAAAGGCTGTCATTTCTCTCACTTGAGGCCGTCTGTCGGGACCCTGCCTTCCGCGGACTCGCTTCTGGATATGAGAGTATCAGAAGAACGTAGAGGACCAGTTTTGACTGGTTCCCTGCCGGAACCTGATTCTCTCATTGATTCAGCCCTGTATCTCCTTGATACAGTGGAGGGTTGGAAGCATTACACTAAGTATCTCAGGCTTTATGAACCTGTACTTAGGGATATTCTTCCTTACGATGTTATACGCAGTAAAATGCGTACGCCATCCAATTCCCTAGGCTGTTTCGCTGTCGGTAGGATCGGTTTAATCCAGGAACCTGGCTATAAGCTTCGTGCTGTAGCTAATCCTGGACGTGTTTTTCAAAGAGTTCTTGAACCTCTTGGAGATTCAATTTACTCATTGTTGAAACACTTACCTTGGGATTGTACTTTCGATCAACGAAAGGCAATTCCCTACCTTCAGTCTGCACTTGCCGCTGGAAGGACAGTATCATCAATCGACCTATCTGGTGCAACGGATTATTTTCCGTTAACCTTACAGGAAGATGTCTTGCGATGGCTCTTCAAAGATAGTCCATTGGTTATGGACTTGTTCCACGAGATATGTACCGGGTCTTGGCTTATGCCAGGACAGGGTTATATTCAGTGGTCTAGGGGACAACCATTAGGGTTGTACCCTTCTTTTGGGTCCTTCGCTTTGACGCATGGTCTCCTATTGCTAGGAATCCTTGGAAAGGAATATTCCAATGATTTCTTTGTTTTAGGCGACGATGTAGTGATACTGGACACCCGGGTCGCGAATGAGTATATGCGAGTTCTCTCAGTTCTTGGATGTCCTTATTCGGAATCCAAAACAATCCGTTCCAAAGAGCTCTGTGAGTTCTCTGGAAAGATTGTTACTTCAAGTGAGGTAATACCTCAATTGAAATGGAGAGCTTGCTCTGACGACTCCTTTGTGGATGTCGCCAGATTACTCGGTCCGCGGTCCGAGATGCTTATGCGTCCCTATCAACGTAAGGTCATTTCTGCGATTGCAGAAATACCTGAGTTCTATGGAGGCTTAGGATGGAATCCCAAAGGAAAACCTTTGGAAGACCGTCTTACGCAACCATGGATCTTTGATGAGGAGTATAAGCCTCTATCTCGGGTGACAGGCCTCACATCAGAAAGGATCTCAAAACTGATGAGATCCTCCCTGATTCAATCTAGTATCAAGAACCTTGCTTCGCATGGTTGCGATATTAGGTACCTGTTACCAGAAGATGATCTCGAACAGAGATCATTTTATCTTACGTCATCACATATACCTCGGCTTTGGCCTTGGTATATGTTGATGGGTAAGAACTTGGATGTGGTGTTCAACTCTCTTAACCAGAGAATTGATTTACCTATCCAAGCAGAGATGGGATCTTCACGTCCTACCACACTTCAGGTGTGGATTAGGAAGTTGGGACTCCAGGTTGGTAAAACCTAGTGTCAGATCCAG